ATTCAAAGGCTACATGCTCATTAATATGTGCCATTGCTGCAGCTTGTATTGTTTGAGCTTGTGGATTTTGTCCAACCATTTGTTGAATTTTTGGATCTTGCATAGCAGCCATATGAACTTGAATATGTGCTTGATGATCTTGGTAAATAAATGCTTTAGCTGGTTTACCATTAATAATATCCATATTTTCTGTTACAGGATCTTTTGGTTTTTGATCGTCAGCTGATGGGATTAATTTACCAATATTCTTAACACCTAAAACTTCTAACATTTGTTTATTAAGTTCAGCTAAATCATAAATCTGTGGATATTGTGCAGCCATTTGCATAACTGCTTGATACTGTACAACTTTTTGAGACATTGTAGCAGCATTAGGATCTGATACAGGTATAACATCTACATTATCATAATCAGCTTGTTTAGCACGTCTGTCACCTATTTCAGGATCATAATTATATTCTTCTGGCGTGTAATCTCTAATAATGCCTTTAAGTAATTTAAACTCTTGTTTCATCGCATAGTAAACACGAGCTTGAACTGCAGACATGACTTTAAGAGTTCTTTCAAGAATCGCTAATGTTGTACCTACTGGTGAATTAGCTGACATATCAGATACTTTCATATCAGCAGCAGATGCAAATCTACGACCTTCTTCAATAATCTGATTCATCAAACTTTGCAATACTTGTGAAGGTTCTTTGTACGGTAGTGGTAAGATGTTGTCACGTATAGCACCTGATGGTACATCTACATCTCTCCATTCACCTGGAGCAATAGGTGTGTCATCACCTTTAATTCTTAAGCCTCTTGACTTCATACCACCTGGTAGATTAGATAATGTACCGGCATCTACAAGTTGACGTAGAATCATTGTCCCTGACTTCGCGAAAGCTCCTATCAGGTGGATCAAGCCAAAGCAATAAAAACCAAATCCAGGAATGTAACCATAGTGAACGAAGTGGTTACGTTTTAATTTCTTTTTATCATCTGGGTTCCAATTACGTCTAATAGATAATATGGTACCTGTACCTTTTTCAATCGTAACAACATAAGGCAGTGCTATACCATCTTCACTATCACCATTTTCTAAGTCGATATTAACGTGCATCTCAAGGATTTTATATCGATCATCTTCTGTTGGGTTGAACCCTAATTTCTCAGCGATACGACGTTCAGCTTCGTCAATATCAATAAACGGATCTCCTAAGTCAACATCACGGTAGAACCCAGCTACTTGTAATTTACGTAACTCATTTTTAGTTTTACGCATGACGTGTGTTACACGTTCTGCAGTTTCTAATGATGACGCACCATATGGGACTACAATATCTTCTGCTGGCACATACATCGAAACTTGACGTTCTAGAGACGGATCATAGTAAACTTTCTTAAACGCATTACCAGCTAAACCTAGACCCCATAACATTCTTTCATGCTCAGGTCTATATTCTGGCATCTCTTGTGTTAACTGATAGTTCATATCTTCTTTAACACGTTCAGCTGCTTCTTCTTTTTCTTTTGTCTGCTTACCTATAATAACTGTTTTGACAGGACCCGCTGCTGGAAATGTTTCCATCATCGTTTCCGCTTGGAATTTAACTAATGCCTCAGTCATGAGTGGGTGATAGACGTTACATGCACCAGGCCATGGTTCTGTTCTATCTTCTACTTTTAATCCTAATAACTCTAGACCATCAACGTATGTAGTCAACCAATCTTTTCTAGAATTAACATCGGCATCAAACTCACCTACAAGATCACCTGCAAGTTCTGTAAGTTGTCCTTCATCCATATCCTCTGCAAGGTTGGCATTAAACTCATCATTAGTTTCTTTACCAGGCACAATGGTAATCTCCATACTGCCATCATCTAATGTGACTGAGTCTGGATTTTCAATTTCAATAGCAAGGTCTGGTTGAGCACTCGCTAATTCTTCTAACCCCATTGGAGCTTGACTTACACTTTTATCTATATTCACTGCCATATTCTATTCCTCTGTTAATTCGTCCGTGTTCGGGTCCCATCTTGTTTTAAAATGCCACCACATTTTTCTGTATTTATGTAACTTAGCATATACTCTTTTGCTTTTGTCTGACATTCTTCTACATACTTTTCGTTTACGCCCATCAAACAAACCTTTGACACTATATACAATCATACTAAGTACAATCTGTTTCTACTACTCTTGAAGCCATATATCTCATCAGGTTCATCATTAGGTAATCTAATGAACCCACCTTGTCTGAAGCGCATCAAGGCTAATGTTGTACTATCCACTTGGTCATCGTTAGCACCTGCAGGAAAGTCATTACACTCTTCAATCAGTTCATGTGCCCAACGTCTATCGGGTGCCCATACTATTCCTGATCTAAACAAGTCTGCCACAGAGTTAACGCGACTAATCTTATCTTGCCCTTTTCCAGGTGTAAATTCTCCTATCGGAACACCCATCCTTCTCATCTCTTGATAGAGAGCTGCTCCGTTAGATTTCTTTTCTACTATGAATGCGTCGGGTTCCCAATCTTTATATTCTTCTAGAACAAGTTCTTTGAGTTCTGGAAATTCCAAACGTTTCTTTATTGCATTTAGCAGTATTATATTATAATTATTGGTTTCTTCGTTAAAAAAGACACCCCACGTAGTTAACGAATTATAATCAGCCCTTGTGTTAGCTTCTTGGGCTGCATCAAGCGCCATAATCGTAAACTCGCAACTTGGTGGATCTTCTTTATCCCATATCTTCCACCATTCACGTTTGATGAGGGCACCTTCTTCTGATACTGGGTTCTGTAAGTATTGCGCATTCCAATATCGTATATCAAGTGAAGCCTTCTTTGCTTTTAGTTCTTCTAGTGGCCAAAACTCTGGCCATAGTGAAGCTTCGTTACCTTCTTTGTCTTCAATAATCGCTGGAAATTCAACAACTTCCCACTCATCCACGCCTTCATTTTTTACCATTTGGTTAACTATTTGGCCCGTCAAATCTAACTTAGACCACCTAGTCATCACTACAATAATAGCACCGCCTGGCATAAGACGCTGAATAGGACCAGACTGAAACCACTCCCAAGCAGGTAGAAAAACATCCGGACGTCCGAGCTTCGCATCCTGTTCTGAGTGAGGATCATCAATGATAAATAAATCGGCGCCACGACCAGCAAGAGCACCCCCCACACCGATGGCAAAGTACTCCCCATTAAAATTAGTTCCCCAGCGAGATGCGGATTTGCTATCAGCTTGTAACTCTACTTCGGGAAAAACATCTTTATAAGCATCACTACCCACAAGGTTACGAACACGTCGACCAAAGTTAACTGCAAGGTCAGCTGTATGAGATGCCATAATAATCTTCTTAGCCGGGTATTTACCCAAAAACCAAGCCGGTGCCAAATATGAGATGAGTTCGGATTTCCCGTGTCGCGGAGCAATGTTAACAATAACTCGTTTCTTTTTTCCGTTAGCAATGTCTTCAAAGATTTGTGCAAGTTTTTTATGATGAGCTCCTACTTTGTATCCTGGATAAACATGTTTAACAAATTCTAAAAATGTAGTCTGTCTTTGTGATACTTCTTGTGTTTTCTCTAATTCATTTAGCTGTGCTAAAAACTGCATCTGCTCATGAGGAGGAAGAACAGAAATATTAGCTAACGCTTTATCTATATCAGCTTCACTGACACCTGGTATTTGTATCGCCATATTAAATATCAGGTGTTACGTCTTTTGTTTCAACAACTTCAAATGATGCATCAATAACTGCAGTCTTGCCTAGTATTTTATACATCTTAGCTTTAATTTGAGCTTCTAAATCTTCTTGTGATAAGTTTTTAACAGTAATTTCTGTTTTTTCTGAAAATAAACCCACATCACTTATCTTACCAAGTAACTCTAATGCTTTCAATCTATGTCTAGGATCTGATAACCCTGCATCTTCTATTAGTTTATTAGTAACAAACCGTCTCAATTGGACGGCTTCTTGTACAACTTGATGATCATAGTCCGATAACATCGCATATAAATGCTGAACTGTAGCAGGAACATTCAAAGCTTGCTTAGTAGCAGCATTTAATGGAGCAGTTATGTCTGGATTTGTAAAATTTTTAAATATTTCTTCAGCTTCTTGCTTTTCTTGTGTAGAAACTGGGATTTCTGCCCCTGCTTCATCTAAAATTTGCATGGTTTTAGCAGCTACTTTGACTTTTTGTTCTAATGTAGTAGGTTCTTCCGACTCAAAGTCGTCAGGAAGTGGCACATTAGCCGTTGGAATAATGGTTATTGCCATAAAATGTCGCTGTTTACATCCTTGAATTTATTTTTGCAGCTATTGGACGGCACTATATACTAATTTATTATATAAATCAAGTACTTTTTTAGTATAATGTGTACATGAAAGACCTCATCACAATTACTATTGCAGGAATTTTACTTTGGTGGGTTGCATTATGGCCTATGGAAAGTAAATCTCAAGAAGATATTAAAGAGTTCTCTATGAAATCAGAGACTGGTGAAGTTGTTTTGACTAAAGAACCTTGTGAGTTTATTAAGATGGGTTTAAAAAACTATCCTTATGCAGCTTATGCCACTGAAAAAGGGCATGCTAATCATGAAGGTTGCTGGAGAATGGATAATGTGAATGGCATGCGTTCTGTTTTAATCTACTTTCCTGAAATAGATGCAACTGGTGTATATAATCCTGAATTGTTTAAACCAAGAAATTTGCCTACAGTTAAATTTGAAAATAATAATGCTATGGTTTATTTCGAGGTTTATTCGTTTTGACATTTTGTAACAAGCGAACGTTACGGCAGCTATATAAATGCTTTATTGCAATGCCTCCGTTCAATCGTTATAAGATGCCCGCCCCTGTAAAAATACAATTTGAAATTATAGATAGTCCTGATTGTTATGGGTTATTTCTTACTCCACCTATGCGTATACAGATAGATAAGTCACGCAAATCTTTAAAGCAAGTTTCTGAAGTTCTACATCACGAAATGATTCACCTTCTTAATTACACTCGTAATCCAAAAAGCAACGACCATGAAAAGCACGATGAGCGGTTTGATGTACTAGCAGATGAGATCTGCAAACTCTACGGCTACAATCGTAAGACCTTTTAGTTTTCATTCAACCTCTGACTTTTTTAATATGAATGAAAATTGTGTAGTATATTACACATTTTTTTAAATTTTTTGCAAAAAATTTTTTGAAATGCCCTTTTTAAAAAGAAGGGGGTGGGTTCGCAAATTTGATAGTTACTGCTTGTCTGGCGGAAAGCCGAAAAAAGCCAAACTTACTATGTCCTTTGAAGTCGGCTTAACCGAACCCATTTTTAAATTATATCCTATTATTTGTGCAAAGTTCAATGTACGCGCCTGTGTGGGAGTCCCAAAAAATTTTGGGGGTATAGGGGGGTAGTAGGGGTTATACCTTATAATATACTTGACATTGTCAATTAGTTATGCTATAATGCTCGTATGAATTGAGTTAACTCAGTTCATAAGTGTTCTGAATTGCACTCAATCGTGCAAAGCAGAACGAATTTTATAACTTAACTTAAAGAGGTTTAATATGTCAAAGAAAACAACAGCAACAGCAACAGCAAAGCAAGTAGAAGTGTTATCAGTTCAAGACAAGAAGTTTATTGATGTTGAAATGGTAGATGTAATGAGCCAAGCTCATCATGCAGGGCTTAAACGTAGTGAATTAGTGTTCAAGGTTGCGAAAGCTACCAAGTCATTGATTGGTAGTGATTGCACTAAGCAACGCTGGGAATTGATATTTGCGGACTTTGAAAACAGACTTGTGAATACCAAAGAAATTTTACCCTCAACGGCTTCTAACTACTCTAAAGAAGTGGTTGCTATTCTTAAAGCTGACGGCATTACAAAGCCCAAAGGCACTAGCAAAACTGCAAAGCATGAACAAGCTAAGAAAGCTGAACAAGCTGAAATAGAAAAGAAGTATGAACACGTTAGCATTGAAAATCTTAAATCAGAGTTAGTTAACTTATCAGATAAAACTGACAAAGAAAGCAAACAAAAATTCAAAGAGGTTTCAAGCGTAGTGTTTAAGAAAGCTCAAGAGTTAGAAAAAGATGAGAAAGCCAAAGAAAGCCAAGAGTTAAAGGACTTCAAGTCCCAATATACAGATTGGTTCAACGGACTACTCAAAACGCAAGAGGGTAGAAGTGAATTGATAGCGTTAAGACTTAACAAAGAAGTTCGTGCAGTAGTTCAGAAAGTATTAAGTTAACTAAGTTAACGTAGTTATAAGGGTTAAGGGTTCGTGGTTAATTCCACGAGCCCTTTTTTTTTCGTCTGAATTTTGTTAACCCCGTTCCGAGTTCGGTTCGGGTGGTTCGGTCATAAGTGTGTGGGTGGGTGGGCGAGGAAAAACTAATTTAACTTCGTAGCTACATCTTTCTGTGTGATTTATTGTCAACACTTGACATTGTATATTATAACACGCATGGGGTGTATTATAACAAGCCCTGTTATATTACTGAAAAATCAATGACTTACAAACTTGACATTGTCAGGGTAGTGTTATATTACTGAAAAATCAATGACTTACGATTGTCAAGTTTTGCAGGTGTAAAAATAAAATATCTATATAAATCAATTACTTAATATAAAAATACATTATAACACGTAAAATCAGAAATTACCTCGTCAGAAAATTTTTTAAGTTGACTTTGTAAACTTTGTGGCTATCGTTTTTTGATTTTTTACTGCCTTTTCCTCCAGACCACGCAGAGCCGTTTTTCGTGTTATAATGTATTATTACTGAAAAATCAATGACTTACGTTGTTATAGTAGACAATGTCAATTCACGAGTCATGTTATTTTGCTTTAAAATCAAGGACTTAGCGTGTTATAATATACAATGTCAACCGATAAAAAACCCTTATAAATCAAGCACTTGATATTATAACAAGCCACTTGACAATACTACCACAAAGTTAACAATGTCTACTACCTTACCCAATTCCTAAAAATCAAACACCTATCAACGTATTTATACGTGTTGTTATATGACACTTTTATGACAGACAATGTCAACTTTGTGGTCTATTTGGTGGTCTGTGTTTGCTTGACATTGTAAAGAATATAAGGTATAATGGTTGTGTTGCGTCAGTAATAGTAGTCATTATTAACCTGTTCTGTTTTGCACTTTTTAGTGCATTTCCGAACTTAACTTGAGGAGTATATGATGTCTGATTTATGGTTAAGTAAAGCAAACGACATTGTCAATTCATATAGAGATGAATGGGACAAGTATCCGTTTGGCAGTCGTGCAAGAGATAAGGTAATGAAAGCCCTATTTGAAAAACATACTGATATATCTCAAGCGTTTATTGATGAGGTCATATATCTGTTTGAGTGTGCCTATTTTGATGATGATGACGTTGACTTGGGCGAAAAGGTAGGTATTGACAATCCCACATGGGAACATCAACCCGATGCGTTTCTGATGTTTAGAGCAATACATCAGTTATGGAGTTATAATAATTGCTTAACTTTTGAAAAACCGATTTGCACTATTTAGTGCAAAACAGAATAGGAGAAAAAAATGACACAGAACTATTTTGTAGTAGATTTTAAAACCAAAGAGGTATTTGAATACCTCAATAAAGAAACAGCTATGAAAATGTGTGAGAACAATCCGCACAGAATTTTTGAACAATATTATTAAGGAGAGAATGATGTTTAGTATTTATGATATGTATATTTTGGGTGGTTGTGGTATTACTTTAATAGTATGGTGCTTGATAGTTTATTTTGATAAGGAGAATAGATAATGGATTGGATAATTTATGGCATTTGGTTTGCTTGTGGATTTATATGCAGAGAAGTAATTATGCGTAATCAAATCAGACGAGCAAGAAAACTATTTGAGTTATCAGTTGATGACTTAAGAAAACAAATTGACAAAATTGAACTTGTAGAAACGGAGATAAAAAATGAAAACAAAACCAATCTTTAAATCATGGCGTGAGTATGACAGGGAAATATACTTGTCTGAATATACCACAATTCACAAAGACCACTACCGAAGTATAAGAAATTGCATGGTGGTGTCATTGGGTATCAACATATTCTTATTGTTAGTCATGGTGCTACGATGAACATAGACCAAGTTAAAGAAGTTGTAAGAACTCAAACCAAAAACTATCGTGTGTCTGATATACTAGATAACTTTGACGATAGTGAGTGGCTTGCTTTGTATAATCAAATCACATCTACTAAACCTTGGGAAGTTGAACGCAGACTCATTGACTATGCACGCATGGAGTTAGATAAGTTTAGATATATTCTCTACACCGAAAGGCACTATGAAGATTTACTCATAGACAAAGCGTGTATCCAATGTCTGAAATGCACTGATGAGTGCGAAACGGAACGGAGATATTATGTTAGACGACCACGAAGTTAACAAAATAAGAGCGTTATTGCTTGAGATAATGATGTGTCCTAATTGGGTAGACGAGTATGAAAACTATGAGTGGAACCCTAAATATCAACAGCATACAACACTTGCAGGAGTATTACATTATAGACGCATGATTAAGTATGGTGTTAATGGCAACAAAGTGTTTCCGAACTTTGTTATAACTGAACGAGGAAGGAAGTGGCTTGATGAGCATAAATAAAGAAGTAGGTAGGTGGCATGATGTCATCATATTTGAAAGCCCTATGAAAAAGTATATGATGAAGTGGATGCTGACTAACCAATTTGATGTTGATAACCAAGATGATGGTGAGCATAACTACTTTAACTATGCGTTAGATAAACACCTAGTATCAGTATCCAAAGTAAATGGGCTTGTGTGGCATATAGACCTAGCACCAAACGGAAGGGAGTGGCTTGATGGGCAATTTTAACAGACCTGTTATATCTGAAAGTGAAGTATCTAATGAAATGATTAAAAGCTTTCTTGTATCCATGCTATTAACTATGGATTGGGGTGAGGAGTTTGCAAACTTAATTGTTGAACGCAACGACAAGAAAATGTCATGGGCTTTCCATGATTACTTGCATAGAATGAAACTATTAAAGTTTGCAGATGACATAGATTACAAGTATGAGATATCAGTTAGAGGAAGAAGGTGGCTAGATAAGTTTAACAAAGGAGAAAAGCATGAGCAATAAAATCACAATCGTTTTAAGTATTAACTCGGATAGTGTGTCAAGGTTTTTATTTGATGACTATATAAATGCTTGTCATGATGCAGGATTAGTGGTAAGGTATGAGCCGTATACTAAAGATATGTATGCAGAACTCAATGCCAAAGCACTAGACATTGAGAAACAAGATGCTCTCGCATCGCTTGAAGATGAAATCTTAAACAACAATGCCTGTATCAATGGCAGTTGTGAGGACTAATTATAAAGGAGAACTATATGAAATCATTCGCATCAATCGTGGGCTTTCTCACATTCTAATAACCTTTCGGTTATAAACTAAACTCGTTTAAACAAATATAAAGGAGGTCAGTATGATTGACCAAGCTTTACTTTGTCTTGCCACGACCATATACATGGAGTCAGCTACCGAGCCACGACAGGCACAGATAGCAGTAGGATATGTATTGATGAGGCGAGCCGAATTTAATCATAAGAATGTGTGTAGTGAAATGAAACGACCATATCAATTCAGTTGGTATGGGTATATAAAACCACCTTCGGTAATACGACAGGAGTATGTGGATATAGCATACAAGGTATTACATAGGTTAGAGGTTGATTATAGTTATGGTGCGACTAACTTTCATGATACGAGTATTAAGAAACCTAAATCATGGTATAAGTTGCAACCTGTGGTAAGATGGAGTAATTTAATTTTCTATAAACAAAAAGGAGAGATGCAATATGCAAGTAATGATTGAAATGACAGACGAAACTCGTGAAAAGATAATGGTAGAAGAATTGAAAGATGGCTTTAAAATCAATTTGCAGTTTCCCGATGAACCCGAATACGATGCTATCAACCAAGCGTATCTTGTGTTGCTACAACATTATTCAACCGAGAAAGACTTTAAAGAGTTTATGAAAACATTTAGTAAGGATAGGCAGAAGTATAATGCCAAGCGTCTTGCTGATGCGTATGGTGGACTATGATACCTTTTACTTATGCAGTTGTAGATGATGACGGCGAAGTGTTGCGTCAATATAGATGGACACCGAAAGAGGCGAAGTGGCACAAAGAGCAAGGCAAGAATGTAGTTAAGTTAGAAGTAATTAAAGAAACCACAACAGATGTCTTTACACAGGCATTTAATTTAGTAGGAGAATGTTTATTATGAGTGCAATCGGAGTTTTAACTATTATATATGTAGCCATATGGTTAGGTGTATATACACCTATCTTTGATAACAAAGCACCACAAGATACCACAAAGGTAGAGCAACAGAAGTAATGTATACCAAGCTAGATGATAGGCGCCATGCCAACAAAGTTAACAAAATGCTACAAGATAATCCTCATGCAACACAGAAGGATATGTATGATAAGTTAATATTGAATTGGCATAGATTGAAATACCTAGAACAACAGGGATACTTTAAACTTAAAAGGAGATTTGCAAATGACGCAAAAACAGAAAGACCTATTTGCACACAACGCAAATTGGGACAAGATTAGAGAGAACAAATTCTTTACAGGGAATTATTATCACTTTGCTACACCACGCACAGAGTTAGAGGCAAGACGTTATGCGTTAGTTAAAACATGGAATAACAACATGAAGGAGTATATCAAATGAAAGTATGTATAAGATGTGGTGATGAAGTAGAAACAAAACGTTACGAGTTAGGGTATCACACTTGTTTATTGTGTGGCGAGGAAGAGGCTCGGTCATACAAACATACGATTGTGCCTATGCCCAAATCAAATTATATTGTGATAACTGACTATGAATTATTAAAAGGTTTAAATTCATCACATAAAAGTAAGTAAAAATTTTTTTCGGTGTTTACTTGACAATGTCAAGTTTATAGTGTATAATGTTATTTGAATTGGTAGTAGAAGTATGTTTATAAACCCGTTCCGTTTTGCACTCTATCGTGCAATTCAGAACATAACTTGAGGAGTATAGTATGTCAAAGAATGAAATCAATAAACAAGAACAAGAAGTTCTTTACACGCAGTTAAATCTGCTCGGTGCAAATGAAGTCGTTGTTGAGTTTAGTGGTGCAGGCGATAGTGGTCAGATTGATAGCGTGTATTACCTAGACAAAAACAATGAGCCACAAGATATACCCAACGATATGATTGCATGGACAAAGCAAACATATGGTAGTCAAGAACCTACAACAGAACGCACATTACTTCAAGATGTCATTGAAGACTTATGTTATCGGGCATTAGATGGCACAGGGTTAGATTGGTATAACAACGAAGGTGGTCAAGGTAGATTGATAATTGATTTTAAAGTAAACCCACCTAAAACAATACTTCATGTTGGTATCAACGAGATGATAACGGAAGACCATGAGTTTGATTTAGATGAGGAGAACGAATAATGAATACACATTTTCATTCTAAAACATCTGTAAAGAAGTGGGGAGGTGTTGAGTCAGACTATCAACCAATACATGATTGGTTTGACGCAACGAAAGAATGCTTTGCAGACGCAAGACACAGAGCCATCAGACATCATGCACAAGGTATCTTTGAATGTGAAAGACAATTTGGGTTATTCATTGTGAATAGTGATGGTCGTGAAGTCCCAACAAGACTGATTGGTGAACAACATGTAAAAGAAGATTGTGGTGGTTGGATACCGACCATACAAGATTGGCTTGAAAACATGAAGTTCGTAAGTTGGATGAATAGAGGTTATGACATGAAGGAGGGAGAATAAAATGGGTTTCCATATCAATGTATATAACATGCCTCGCATTGAAACATATGACAGGGCAAAAGAAGAGTTTGATAGTAGAAAAGTTGTGCGTGGTGAGAGCCAATCAGTTCGTAGATTGGGCGATAGATATGAGAAAGAGAAATGGATACGCAAAGATATGCTTGATGGTATTGAAGTGTATGTTGCAGGATATTACGACACGGATTTAGTAAGGTTCTATCCAACACACAAAGAGATAACGCTAGGTGGTTATCCATCATTGAGCACAGAGTATTTTGTTTGGTATATAAGTGGGCATAGTCTACGAGGGTTTGAACATAAATACTATGTGCCTTCACCCTTTACTAGAAGTCCTATGGTTAAAAATCATCAGATTGAATGTGAAGTATGGGTAGGTAATGAAAGATACTTTATGAATGCTCGTGATTGGTATGCCATAAGTTATGACAATAAAGCATTGTATCCCGAACAATTTGAGAAAGCAGTTAAGTATAAGTTTGATGCAAGTCAGATGCGTGAGTTGCGTAAGCCGTATAAAACATTTCTTAAATATGCTGATACCATGTTGAAGTTGAGTAATGGTGAAGGTATGTTTAACGATGAGAAGTTAAGTGAACAAGTGCATGAATATACTAGTCGTGGCACAGAAGGCGTATCGCAATTATGTGCTAATGAAGATAAAACATATCTTGCATATTACCATGCGTTAAGACAATGTCAGCATACAAAATGGGTAGGTAATTATCCTAACCATAAAGAAGTTTATTATTGCAACATAGGTATAATTAAACGTTGGTTAGATAAGATAATTAAGTTAGAAAACCCACAAGTTTTATTAGAAGTAAATTAACCCGTTCCGTTTTGCACTTTATAGTGCTAATCAGAACATTTTATAGGAGAGAGTATCATGCAACAAGAAATTAGTTTGAAACAAGCAGAAGATTTAATTGCAACAATAGGTCGTGATGTTACGGTTCACCTAAAAGGTCAACCTGGCATTGGTAAGTCATCAATCTTGAAATCATTATCTAAACGATTTCCTGACCACACACCTGTGTATATTGATTGTGCAGACTTGGACTTGGGCGACCTTGCCATGCCTGCCATGAACCATGACACAAAGACTACCACATTCTATCCGAATGAACGCTTTGCTATTCATGATAACAAACCTGTCATCATCATGCTTGACGAGATTACGAAAGCTAGTGAGCCTGTCAAGAATATGTTATTGCCTGTCATGTTAGAACGTAGACTAGGTGCAGTTAAGTTTCACCCCGACTCTATTGTGTATTCAACAGGTAATCTTACAACAGATGGTGTTGGCGATAGCATGAAAGCCCATGCCAAGAACAGATTAACTTCGGTCATCGTTCGCAACCCTAACGATGATGAATGGATAAATTGGGCTATTGATAATCAAGTAGCACCTGAAGTCGTTGCTTGGGTTAAACAATTCCCCCATGCACTAGCGTGTTATACAGATGAAGCACAGAAAGAAAACATGTATATATACAATCCACGCAAACAACAAGAGGCGTTTGTTTCCCCTCGTTCGTTAGAGAAAGCGTCATTCATTGTTAAGAATAGACAAACACTCGGTGAGGATACGACTATGGTTGCGTTGAGTGGCACACTTGGTGAGTCTGCGGCTCGTGATATGTCTGCATACTTCAGTTTAGCCGATGCACTACCAACCAAAGAAAGTATCTACAAAGAACCATTGAAAGCTAATGTGCCTAACGACCCTGCGGCTCGTGTCATCTTGGTAATGCGAGAACTCATGGCAATCACAGAGGAACATATGGATGCGTGGTTAGTTTATCTACAACGCTTACCTATGGAGATACAAGCTTTGTTTGCAGTCAATATCATGGCATCATCACGCAAGGCAGTTGCGGCTCAGAACAAATCGTTTGTTGATTGGGCAGTTAAGAACAACCAATACTTCTAGGAGGATATATGCAAGATATAAAAGCGTTACTTAAAAATGCATATCTTGGTATTGTAGGTGATGACACAAGAGAATATATATTGAACGACCAAAATCAGAAGATATTAAAAACTCAATTCAATACTACCAATTATGTCAAGGAGATAAAAGATGGCACTAACAAGTGAACAAAGGATAACAAAGTCCCACATAGCGATAATGCGTAGCAAGGAGTTTTGTATGTTTGCAGGCGTGTTGTCGGTGGGCAAGGTTATCTTTACAGATGACATACCAACGGCTTGCACCAATGGTCGTGATGTCATGTATAACGCAGACTTCATCAAAACATTAGATGATAAAGAACTAAACTTTGTCGTGTTGCATGAGGCACTACACAAAGTCTATCAACATATGCACCTATGGAAAAAGCTATTCAAGATAAATCCTATGGCGGCTAACATGGCGGCTGACTATGTCGTGAACTATGCGATACATGAAGCTGATGAACATGGTGTGATAGCACAACGACCCGATAGTGCGTTGTTTGATTTGCAGTATAAAGGTATGACAACCAAACAAATCTTTGACAAGCTTATGCAAGATGCCAAAGATAATGGTGGTGGTCAAGCAGGTCATGATACACATGATTGGGAAGGTGCTGAAAGTTTATCTGATGAGGAAGTTAAAGAAACTGCCAAGCAGATAGACCAAGCATTACGTCAAGGTGAAATCATACGTGGCAAGATGCAAGGTAATAAGAATAGGTCTGTCACAGAAATACTTGAACCTAAAGTAAATTGGCGTGAGCAGTTGCGTGAGTTTGTGAATAGCACATGTAAGAACAAAGATAGAACTTCATGGAAACGACCACACAAGCGTTTCTTGGGACAAGATATTTATATGCCTAGCATGATTGGTGAAGCTATTGGTCAAGTCGTGATTGGTATTGACACATCAGGTTCTATTGGTGATAAGGAACTCAATGAGTTTCTAACAGAAGTTGTAGCGATATGTGATGATGTATCCCCATCTAGTATCGAGTTGTTGTATTGGGATACGGCAGTCGCAGGTCATGAGACATACAATCAAGGCGATTACAAAGCGTTGGTTCAGTCCACAAAACCTGCAGGTGGAGGTGGCACTCATGTCGGTTGCGTCAATCAGTATATCAAGGATAAACGCATCGCACCTGAAGCTATCATTATATTAACCGATGGTTATGTTGAAGATGACTTTGGTGGTAATTGGGAATACCCAACCCTTTGGGCTATTACATCTAGACATATCACATCACCACATGGTAAGACAATTAACATTGATGATTAACAATCGTTCCGTTTTGCACTTTATAGTGCAATTCAGAACATAACTTAAGGAGAGAGAAATGCCTGTAATTATACCAAACGAGTTAGCTATCTATGCTAAACAAATCACATTAGATGTAGACTTTAGTTTGTTTACGGATAGACAAATTAAAAACATTGTAAAACAAATCCGCACAGGGTGTATATCTAGAGGGACATCTATGACATCACACTTGGCTCGATGGTTACGCCGTCAAGATAAGTCAGGGACACCCTATGCTTTCTTTTTGTATGACACTTATGATATTAAGTGGAGGGATATACCAAACGGTCATCCGTTTTATGACGCCGTCAAGCGAGCTTGCTCAATGAAAAAACTGTCTGAAACTAATCCAAGTCAGTGGTTTCTTGAAGCTTTAGATGAAAATATAAAAATGGCTGATGAACAAAAACCTAGAGGTAGTATTAGTGCATATCGATTAGGTGAATACAAAAAAGTAATTAAGAAAACCATGAAAGTTGAACAACCACTATCACTTTACATGGAAGACTTCTTAACAAAGCTAGAGAAACGAGAGTTAGGTATAGTGCCTATTCAAGTAAGTGAAGTTAAATCTTGGGAGTAAATCATGGCTAAACCTATGACAATACAACGAGCAACTAAAACTTTTCATGACGCTTTTAACGAAATGTATGCACGAACCATACATACAATTATAAAAAGAAAGAAAGGGTATGCTTTAACAGAACATACGTTGGGTATGGCTGATGATGTAATCATCGCAGACAATCTAACAAAAGATGAAGCATATGCATTATATAACATAACAACAGGAGAGAGTATAAAATGAGTATCAGTATATCAAGCAGTGCAGTTTTAATTGACTTAAACATATCAGTATGGACAGCTAGGAAACTAGATAAGAACGTGTCTAAGGAGATTGATGTGAATAAGAATACAACAATCAAAGCAGGTAATTATAACAAACATATCCTAGCAGGTTCAGACCAACTAGATGCTATCACTAAACTTGCCAATGAAATTCGTGATTGGCATGGTAGGCAAACTCTGCCTTGGTCGGATACAGGCACAAGGTTATTACCTATGACTAACTTCTTTGATTACAAACATCAGCTAGGTATTTATGAAGCTGAATTTAAATCACGTATAAATACGTTTATACAACAATATCCAAACATCATACAAGGCATGGCATTTAAGTTGGGTAAACTATTCGACCGAAATGAATACCCTGAAGCAGATAAGATTGCAAATAAGTTTAACTTAAGATATACTATTATGCCTGTGCCTGAAACAAATGACTTTCGTGTAGATATTGCAGACGATATTCGTAACGAAATGCAACAAGAATATCAGAAAGCATACGAGGGTAGGATTGAAGCTGCTATGTCAGACGCATGGTCTAGATTGCATACTACGCTAGAACATATGATTGATAGATTATCAGGTGATGAGAAAAAGATATTTAGAAATAGTATGGTAGATAATGCGTTAGAGTTGACAAATCTATTAACTAGGCTTAATGTTACAAAAGACCCTAGATTAGAGAATGCACGACAAGCACTAGAGCAATCGTTAGTAGGTGTTACTGCTGATGAGTTGCGTGATAGCGAAGGTGCAAGAAAAGAAATACTAGGTAAAGTAAATCAAATCATGGAGAATATATGAGAGACGCCGTTAAATTCTTTTTAGATAGAATGGAAACAAATCCTGATGAGTTTGTGCAGGATAGGGTAGGTGGAGTAAAGCATAATTGGATAAGCGAAATAAATTCTTACAAAAAATATTTCTCTACCGAAGAGCATGAAGCTTTATTTACAAAACTAGCTAATATAAATCTTGGCAAGTTAAAAGAAAGAATTGCCTACAAGTTATTAGAGTCAGAGAAAGAAGAGCAAGAAGAACTATCGCAACAATCCTTGCAGGAAGCTATCAATAAGATACAGGCTATGCGGCAACAACAAGACTTAGAAGAAAAAGCAACAAAGTTTTATTTAAGCCAACAACAATATGAAGCTTTAGAAGCATTACAAAAAGAAGGGAAACTATGAAGATATACCACGAAGTTAACAAAGACTCTACCGATATACCTATTGAAGATAGGGAAAAGATAGCGGTCTTAAAACTTGTAGATGTGGGTAGGTATGTGAAAGGTGTAGGTATTCGTGATGGACAATTCTATGTGTTAGCAGATGATAGCACTGACGAAGTGTATCTAGAGTATCGAGAGGCATTAGGTAAAATAAATACAGCCATGATGCAGAAGTTAGACTTTAGAGTCATAGCACAAAAAGGTATGGAGTATCATAGTAAAAAATCTCATGCTATGCAAAAGTATATGGAGATGCCTAAATGAAAAAGCAACCTGTGAAAGAAAAGTGGGTAAAGCAACAGGTCGTTAAGATGTTGAAGGAAAGACATTTGTATTACTTCTTTCCGATTGCAGGGGCTTATACAAGTATAGGCGTGCCTGATATTGTTGCGTGTATTAGAGGTAGGTTTGTGGGCATTGAATGTAAGGCAGGTAACAATCGCCCTACTGAGTTACAACTTCGTAACCTCGAAGCTATACGTGATAATGGTGGCATAGCCTTAGTAGTCAATGAAGATAGTTTAGACGCATTAGAACAACGATTGGAGACACTTACATGAATATGTTAAAAAAGATACTAAATAAATATAAAAAGTTTGTAGACATGGTCAACAATCCCCCACACTATACACGTGGAGGCATTGAAGCCATCGATTACATGGAGGCTAAGTCAACACCTGAAGAGTTTGCAGGACACTTACGACTGACTGCCTTAAAGTATTTATCAAGGACAGGATATAAAGACGATGCCCTACAAGATTTAAAGAAGGCACAATGGTATGTCAATAGGTTGGTTAAGTTTTCAGAACAACAAATAGTAAGGGGTAAATGATGGCTATTGGAGGATTATTCACAAGTGTATTTGCTAATAGAGCATCACAATTAACTGGAGCAGGGCAGGCTATATCAATGCCCATATCAAATGGAGGAACAGGAGGAATGTTTGGAGGATTAGCAAGTGCACCACCCATGCCACCATCACAAATGATGCAAAGTGATATAGCATTATCAAGACTTGAAGCATATATGGAGTTGTGTGGTGATAAATTAGAGTATGTGCATGTAGGCAAAAATATTGAAACAAAAGACCCTAAAGTATCCATATTAAAACTAGCTAATGTTGGTGAGTTTGTCAAAAATGTTGGATTAAAATATAGTGAAAATACGTATTACATTATTCGAGAACAAGAATAATGTGGGTGTTTAAGCTTGCACTAATATCAGGAGTTATGGTAGGATTAGAACTTAGATTTCTAGAGGAAGACATGCCGTTTGTTTTTTCTTTAGTGATTGACTTATTTATAATTCGATTGGTATTACAAAAGCTAAAACATGTCAGATGATGCAGATAAAACGCAGGATAGGATAGAACTCGAAGATGCCCTTCGCCGTAAGGAGATGAAGAATATTAAATATATTCAAGGCACAGGGTTCTGTTTGAACTGTGGTGAAAAGTTAGGTGATGCTAGACGTTGGTGCGATAAAGATTGTGCTGACGATTGGGATTACCACGTTAATAAACGCAAATAAGGAGAGAGACATGGCTACAAAGTCAACGAAGCCTACTATTAGGGAGACTTCTGCTACGACATTCGATCGTGGCGAACGCAATCTTATCGTCACCATACATCATGGTGTTATCAAAATCAGACCTAAAGGTCTCAAGTCAGAAGAAATTATAGACATCGCCGCTATCTACGAGCATGCAGTTAAAGCTAGAGTCAGGGGGAAATAATGGTAACAAAAAAACAAGCGATTGAAAAAACAGTAAGAAATTTAAGAAAACCCTATATCAAAGTAGTAAGTATCAAAGATACAAAAGCAGGTGATTGTAAGCTAACACTTGATATGAACCAAGCAGGTAGAGAAGTAATACTACAAGCAGGTATTCAAAAAGCTTTATCAGATTACATGGTAGCAAACACAGGCAAGCTATCACTATGGGCTAAACTACAAATCTGTTGGAGCATATTGAAATGAAAAAGATATTATTAATAAGCGGATTATTGTTATCTATTAATGCACATGCTGGGTTCTTATTAGGTATGGTGGTAGGTTCAGCTATGTCTAGTGGTAGTTCTAATCAAAGTGCTAGTGTATGTATGGTTGAATTAAAGCCTAATGAGATTGTTTGTGAAACAGATAGTAAGTTAGAGTATTGTCATGGACGTAGACTGGAATGGGACGTTAAAGATAAAGGATTTAAGTTCTATCATAGACAAGCTGTTTGTTATACGGGCGACAGCAGAATCATGGTCGTAAAGGTTTGGAATTAAATGCCTAAACTAATCACGCTAGACTTTGAAACATACTATGATAAAGAGTATGGGTTAAAGAAGTTTACGACAGAAGAGTATATCAGGTCAGAACAATTTGAAACTATTGGTGTAGCAGTTAAGGCTGATGGCGTTACAAGTTGGTGCACAGGAACACATGCAGAGATTAAGGCATTCCTAGATGGATATAACATGCACGAACATTTTGTGTTAGGACATAACATGAGGTTCGATGCGGCTATCCTATCATGGATATATGACATACACCCACTAGGTTTATTTGATACCATGAGTATGGGACAAATCTTACATGGGTTAACTGAGTCTGTATCATTAGCTAACCTATCAAAGTTTTATGGTATTGGTGAAAAAGGCACAGAAGTATTAAACGCCTTAGGTAAACATCGATTAGACTTTACGGCAAGTGAAATGGGTGAATATGCCAAGTATTGTATCAATGACGTAGAATTAACCTACGAGTTGTTTACAGAAATGAAAGATAAGTTTACTGCACCTGAGATGAAGCTTATCGATTTAACTATCCGTATGTTTACAGAACCTAAGCTAGAACTTAATAAAGGTTTATTACTACGACACCTGACGCAAGTTAAAGACGCTAAAGAAAAGTTACTAGCTAAAGTAACCGTTGAGAAAGAAGAGTTGATGAGTAACCCTAAGTTTGCTGAGTTACTTATTGAACAAGGTGTGACTCCACCTATGAAAGTGAGTGCGACTACAGGAAAGGAAACGTATGCGTTTGCAAAAACTGATGAAGAATTTAAGGCTTTACTTGAACATGAAAACACTTACGTTCAAGCTTTGGCTGCTGCTCGTATTGGCAACAAGTCGACAATTGAAGAGACACGCACAGAAAACTTTATTCAAATAGCCAACAGAGGATTATTACCCGTTCCATTAAAGTATTCAGGGGCAGTGGTATCCCATCGATGGTCAGGCGTTGATGGGATTAACTTGCAAAACTTACCAAGAACATCAGAGCTTAGACGAGCTATATGTGCTCCAAAAGGTTATAAGATTGTAGCGTCTGACTTGAGTAATATTGAGTTAAGATTAGCGTATTGGTTTGCTAAATCACATGGAAAGATACAGCAAATTAAAGATGGTATTGACTTATATAAACAATCAGCCGCAGACATTACAGGCACACCCTACGATGAAGTATCTAAAGACTTACGCTTTATCTTTAAGGTGGTTAACTTATCAGGTATTTATGGTGTAGGTGCTAATAAGATGCACTCTATCTTAAAACAAGGTGGTGTTGAGAAAGACTTAAACGAAGTTAAAAATATTGTCTATGCTTATAGAAAAGCTAATCCCGAATTGGTTGAAGCATGGGGTGATGCAGGAACGATGTTAGAAAGTGTTAGGAGTGGGCATCACTACACTATGGGTAATGGCAACATTATAGAAAGTGTGCCACATGAAGGCATGATGAAACCTAATGGCATGATGTTAGGACTACCTAATTTAAGAAAGCTTAAGACTGAAACAGGGGAGTCATGGGTATATGACAAGTTGTTTGGGCGTAGTATTATTCCTGAGTATATTCACCCATCTAAAACATTTCAACGTTGCATACAATCACTCGCTCGTGATATAATAGCTGAACAATTAATTCAAGTATCGAAAAGGTATCCTGTCGTTATGACTGTGCATGACGAGTTAGTTATGTTATGTAAAGATACTGAAGTTGATGAATGTAAAGCATACGTTCAACAATGTATGACTACTGCACCTTCATGGTGTCCTGACTTACCGTTAGGTTGTGAAGTTGGTGTTGGTGATAATTATATGGATGCTAAATAGGAGACTTTATGAAAACCGTTCCCTTTAAAAAACTTAATGAAGAAGCTAAAGTAGAAATGATAGCTAACCTAAAAGAAATGATAGGGCGTGTTGAACGAGATGAACTTATTATGTATGCTGCCGTAACATTAGATAACAATGATGATATCGCTGCATATCATTCAAGACTACAAAGAGCAAGTGGATTAGAGGTTATAGGTTTGGTTGAAATGCTACGAGATTATTTGAAAGATACATTTTACGGGGAATAGTATGAAAAAGACTTCACAAAATGACATTACAGGTGCATGGTTAGTATCTAAACCAAACAACGAGATGTTTGAAAAGAATTGGGATTTAATCTTTGGTAAGAAAAAGAAAGAAAAGTCCCGCATAGATGTCATTGGTCAGAACGGCAACGATGGCATACATTACGAATACGAACTTAACAAATCAACAGGCGAAGTCCAAAAGGTAGATAATGAGTGAATTAAAAACATGGTCGTATTCTAGTGCCACAACGTTTGAGAAGTGTCCAAAGCAATACTATCATCTATATGTTGCCAAAGATATAAAGCAAGACCCAAACACAGAGCATTTTCTTTATGGTAATGAAGTTCACAAAGCTTGTGAGTTATACGTTAAGAACGCTGAAGCTTTACCTGCTAAGTTTGAAATGTTTAAACCAACTTTAGATAAGTTAATAGCTATCCCAGGGGATAAATATTGTGAGTATAAGCTAGGTTTAACTAAAGACTTACAACCCTGTGACTTCTTTGCTAAAGATGTATGGTGGCGTGGAGTTATTGACTTACTTGTTATCAACCCTGAAACTAAAATGGCTACCTTAATTGACTATAAAACAGGCAAGTCTAGCCAATATGCCGACACTAGACAGCTATCATTGTTTAGTGTAGCTATTTTTAAACACTTTCCAGATATGAATAAAATCAAGTCTGGCTTGGTATTTTTGGTGTCAAAAGAGATATTGAAAGAAGACTATACTTCTGATAAAGTTGAAGATATGTTTGCAGAATGGGGTAAAATAACGTATAGGATAGATGCCGCCCATAAGTCAGGAACGTTTAATGCAGTCCCTAACTTTGCTTGCAGGAAGTTCTGTCCCGTTCAATCATGCTCACATTGGGGAAAATAATGGCAAGAGATTATAAAAAAGAAAACATATATAAAGCTAAACCTGAACAAATTAAAATGCGTGTAGAGAGAAATAAAGCTAGACGTATGATGATGAAAGCTGGTAAAGTGCATAAGGGTGACGGAAAAGCAGTTGACCATATCGTTCCGTTAAGCAAAGGTGGTAGAAATGTATTAAGTAATCTACGAGTAGTAGATGAAAATATTAATGACTCGCTAGATAGAAATAGCGACCACTCTGTAAAAGCTAATAAACCTAACAAAAAGATTGTTGCTAGAGAAAACAAAAAGAACAAAAAGTAATCGACCCGCAAGGCGTGAGTGCGGTAAAACCACGTCAGTTAATAACAAGCTAAACCTCAACAAAACTCCGCTTGGGTGTTAACACTGCAGTGTGTAGACGTGTCACTACCTCTCTCGGTGGCACGTCTATTTTTAACTTTAGGAGATTGCATTGGAAGTATACAAAGATAAGGCGTTAATCGTAAATACAAAACGCCCTGAATTAATAATAGATAAAATACCTAAGAGTAAAGTAGTTAAAACCTATGAGAACGGCGTTACACAAGTAGCTGTTAATTGGGGACTAGATGAAGTCATAACTTTATCTGACATGAAAGTTAAAAATCCACCCTCACCTATAACACGTGACTACAACTTTCCAGGTATCCATAAACCTTTTGACCATCAGAAAACTACTGCTACTTTTTTGTCTGCACATAGACGTGCGTATTGTTTAAGTGAAGCAGGCACAGGTAAAACATCAGCAGTAATTTGGGCAGCTGATTACTTGATGAACCAAGGTAAGATTAGACGTATGTTAGTTGTATGCCCACTATCTATTATGCAAGCAGCATGGCAATCAGACTTCTTTAAAACTGCTATGCATAGGACTGTAGGTATTGCTCATGGCACTGCTGAAAAGAGAAAGAAAGTATTTGCAGAAAATACAGACGTAGTTATTATTAATTACGATGGTATAGAAATTGTAGAGAAAGAAATCAAATCTGGCGGTTTTGATTTAGTTGTTGTCGATGAGGCAAACTATGTCAAAACTGTTACGACACGTCGCTGGAAGTCATTAAATCGTGTGCTTACACCTCAGACATGGTTATGGCTTATGACAGGAACACCCGCTGCTCAATCACCAGCTGACGCATATGGATTGGCTAGACTTGTGAACCCCGCATCCGTCCCGAAATATGCAGGAACATTTAAGGATATGGTAATGCAAAAAGTCAGCCAATTCACCTGGGTGCCTAGATTTAATGCACAGGATATTGTATTTAAAACATTACAACCTGCCATTCGATATACTAAAGATGAATGTTTAGATTTGCCTGACGTGTTATATACAACACGAGAAGTCCCACTAACTCCACAACAAGATAAGTATTACAAGAAGCTTAAGAAAGATATGTATATGGAAGCTTCAGGTGAAGAAATAACTGTTGTCAATGCAGGAGTTATGCTCACAAAACTACTACAAGTAAGTGCAGGGGCAATCTATTCTGATAATCAAGAAGTCATAGAGTTTGATATATCTAATCGTATGACGGCTCTCAAAGAAATCATTGAAGAGGCAAGCCACAAAGTTCTCGTATTCTGCCCATTTCGCCATAGTATAGAAAAAATTATGACCGAACTAAATAAAGAACATATACCTTGTGCAGCAATACATGGTGATGTATCTATGCACAATCGTTCTGATATTTTTAAACGCTTTCAAGAAACAAAAGACCCACAAGTATTAGTAATACAACCCCAAGCAGCATCGCATGGTGTTACCCTCCACGCAGCTAACGTAGTCGTATTTTGGTCACCTGTAATGTCTGTCGAAACATACATACAGTGTTGTGCACGTGTTGATCGAGCAGGACAAAAAAATAAAATGACTGTGGTTCATTTACAAGGTTCTCCTGTGGAACAAAAGATATATAAGATGTTGCAAAACAAAATAGACAACCATGTTAAATTAGTTGATTTATACAAGGAGGAGTTTAGTGATGCCTAGAGTATATACAAAAGCACAAAGGAGAAAAGCGCAAGTTTGGCAAAATGAGTATCGTGCTAAAAATCCTGAATGGTATATGCACAATAGAGCAAAAGTAAGAGCCAAAGCAAAAAGTATTGAATTTAATATTGAAGTATCTGATGTTGTGATGCCTAAATATTGCCCAGTATTTACAAAATATGAATTAAAAAAAGAACCTAATAATGAAAAAACAGGAGGAAAACCATGGTCTCCATCACTAGATAGAATTGATAATACTAAAGGATATATAAAAGGAAATATACAAGTAATAAGTAATAAAGCTAATACCATGAAAGGTAATGCTACACCTGAAGAGTTATTGCAGTTTGCATTTTGGGTAATACTTACTTATGGACATTTAATTGATAAAGAAATTAGTTGACATTGTAAATGTGTGTGCTATAATAACACTCTTCACATTAGAAAGGAGTTTATGTGGAATTAGACAATAATAAAATAGAAAAGCTTATGCAAGCATCTGTCAATATGCGAGATAAGATTGATGAATTAGAAAAGCAAATTACAGATATTAAAGTGCAGAAAGATAAAGTTGATTTAGCACTTAATGAAGCTTGTAGAACTTTAAATGTAACTAGTTTGAAAACATCAGTTGGCACACTATCAAGGACATTGAAGACAAGGTATTGGTCAAATGATTGGCCTAGTATGTATGATTTTATTTTAGAAAATAAATTACCTGAGTTCTTTGAAAAGAGATTAGTGCAGTCAGCTATTAAAGAATACTTGGAGCAAAACCCTGATAAACAACCACCAGGTTTACAAGCAACAAGCGAATATACGGTAAGAATAACAAAGTCTAGAGATAATAAGGAGAATGTATGAGTAACGAATTAGATGTATTTTCACAAGGTTCTACCGCAGTAGCACAACATAGCAGACGTGATGATGGCTTTACTGCTAACATCACAGGAAGTTCTGTAACTGCTAAACGTATTTCTATACGTGGTAGTAAATTTAGATTAATGATTAATGGTAAAGAAGTTGAAAAGTCTAATCAAGACGCACTCGATGTCGTTATTGTTAATGCCTCACCACATGTGCATAGAATGTATTTCTCGAAAGCATATGTGCCAGGAGAAAAGATGCCACCACCATCATGTTGGTCATCTGATAGCCAAAGACCCGATGATACTGTTGTAGAGAAACAAGCTGACACATGCTTAGCTTGTCCACAAAATATCAAAGGGTCAGGGGCTAATGGCACTAAAGCTTGTCGCTTTAGTAGACGTATTGCAGTTGTTCGTGCTGATGATTTGAATGGTGATGTATATCAAATGACATTACCTGCACAATCTATCTTTGGTAATGGCACAAAAGATTGCAGACCTTTACATGAATATACAGATTATGTTAGAGCCAATGGTGAAAACTTAATGTCTGTTGTATCTCGTGTATCTTTTGATGAAGACTCATCAAGCACTAAGGTAGGATTTAAAGCTATCAAACGTTTATCTGATGAAGAGTATGCAGTATGTCAAGCTAAGTCAACATCAGAAGAAGCTAAACGTGCGATTACATTATCAGTGAATACTAACAAAGATGATGACGGTGAAGAGTTTGAACAAAAGAAACAACAACCTATTCAACGCCCTCAAGTAGCTGCACCTAAAGTAGAAGATAATATACCTGAACCTACTGTGAGAGCCGCTGAGAAACCTGTAGAGAAACCTGCTCCAAAAGCAGATCAAGGTGATGTTAGTTTAGATGACTTAGTATCAGATTGGGCGTAATCATGCGTGGCTACTCCCAATTAATGATAGAAGCTAATCAAAATGCTAGAGAGACAGTAGGCACTTTACTAGGAAGAGCATGCATAGCATTAAAGTATCCTGTAAGTCAAGTAGCTAAAGACCTTCACGTTTCTCGTCAAACGGTGTATGATTGGTTCTCTGGTAAAACAAAACCAGGAAGGCAGACAGAGTCAAGTATAACTGCTTTGCTAAATAAAATAAATCAGATGTAAATACTTACAATGCAAGTAGGGTGGTATAAGGCCTCCTCCTTAACCACGTCAACAATACGGCACCGCTATCTGTCGATTGCATAAGATAGCACTAATAAAAACTTTATTTCGAGAGAATTTCTACAAAGTGTATGGCCCGATGATGGATACTATTGCATCTGCGGCAAAGACCAAAAGAATATAGTCACACCTAAGTTTGTAAAAACTATCGATGAAGCAGTATCAATATCAAACAAGTTTCTAGATGATAAACAAGACGTATATTTTGCTTGCTCATCATGGATCGAACCTACTGAAAGAAAAGGTGTTAACGCAAAAGAACAACGTATCTTTTGGTTAGATATTGATTGTGGCTTTGATAGTAAGAAACGTAAGTGGAAAGACTATGAAAC